CGGCCAAGAGCAGGCGCTCGACCCTTACCGATCTCATCCCGCACGACGAGCCGATCATCACCGTGCCGCGCATCCGCTCCAAGGAGGACGGCATCAACGCCGCCCGCGCCATCCTCGGCTCCTCGTACTTCGACGCCGAGAAATGCAAGACCGGCCTCGCCATGCTGCGCGGTTACCACAAGAGCGCGATGGGCCAGCCGGTCCACGGCCCCGGCCCCCACTCACACGGGGCCGACGCCTTCCAGACCGCCGCCGTCGGCTTCCACCTCGTCAGCGGCCTCAGCGCCTCCATGCTCCGGCGCGGCGCCATGCGGCGCAAGATCAGGGGTATCGTATGAGCGATAACGTTGACGGCCCGTCATGGGATGAGGCCATGCAGAAGCTGCGCGATGAGAATGCGCGCTTGACCGACGAGCTGCGGGAGGCGCGCGAAGTTCTGTCCGCATACGACGAGCTTGTCGACGATCTCCGCGCCGAGAATGCGCGGCTGCAGGAGACCATCATGCGAGCTAAAGAATTTGTCGAGGCCCAGTTGAAAACTCTTCGGCCGCTGCGACACAGAGACGCGGAAGAAGAATGCGCCAACATATCAGAGGCATCGTATGACGCCAACTAAAGCCCACGTCAGGGCTGAGTTTCGGCGGTTTATCCGCGCAATCGGGTTCAAAGAAACGACTTGCGAGGACCGCGAAAAAGTAGTGGCGCTCATCCTGGAAATGCAGGAAACCGCGTGTAAACGCGGCATGTCAGAATACGAGATGGCCACGACATACGACGCCGACGCGCTCCTGGACATCTATCGCGAAACTCTTGACAGGCGCCACTGAGGCGCCCCCATCGGGGGCATGACAGGGCCGATGAAATCGGGATAAGGTCGCCCCGGTTCGGGCAGCTCCGAGGGACCGGCTTTCCGAAAGGTCTGGTCTTCCGAGGAGCGAGTTGGACCGTGGCCATCGAGCGCCTGTTCACCTTCAAAGACGGCTCAAGCCCCAGCGAGACGCCGAACTCCTACGACCCCGGCGATCCCGAAACCTACAAGCAATTCATCCATGCGATGATCACCGACAGCCGTGATTATGAGAACAGCGTGCTCGCCCCCAAGCGCGACGAAGCCCAGAAATACTATTACGGCATGTTGCCTAGTCTTAACCCCAACGGGAGCCCTTATAGCGACACGCTGATCGTCGAAGACCCCAACGCCACTTACGAGGAAATCCTCGGCCCCGGCGAAGGCCCGACGAAAAGCTCGTTCGTCTCCACCGACGTGCGCGACGCCATCCTAATGATGCTGCCCAGCCTGATACGCATCTTCGCCGCATCCGAGAACGTCATCAGCCTGGTGCCGCGGACGCCCCAGGACCAGGACATCGCCGAACAGGCGACCAATTATGTGAACTATGTTTTCTGGCAGGACAACGCGGGTTTCTTGACGTTGTATGGCGCGTTCAAGGACGCGCTCACCATCAAGACCGGCTACGTCAAATGGTGGACCGACAACACCAAGGCGGTCAAGCGCAAGCAGTTCGTCAACATCACCATGGAGCAGCTCCAGATGTTGACGGCTGAGGACCCCACCGCGCGCGTCGTCCCCGGCTCGCTGCAGCAGAACGACACCGGCGGCGTCGATGTCGTCATCGAAGCGACCGAGAACAAGCCGATCACCCGCGTCGAGGGCGTGCCGCCGGAAGAGATGCGCCTCGACCGCTACGCCAGGACCTTCTCCAAGTCCCGTATCGTCGGCCATGAGCGCATCGTCTCCATCGATGAATTGACCGCGATGGGCTACCCGCGCGACCTCGCCGCGAACTACCTCCAGACCCAGGACGTTCACAACTTCACCATGGAGGCCATGATCCGCAATCCTGGGCGCGGCATGTCCACCCGCGTCGGCGACGGCGTCCTCTACGGCGAGTGGTACATCCGCGTCGACACCGACGGCGATGGGATCGCCGAACTCCGCTACATCTGCACCATGGGCGAAGACCACGCCATCGTCGCCGACAAGCCCGCCAACCGGATCAAGTTCGCCCTGTTCAGCTGCGACCCCATCGCCCACACCGTCGTCGGCGACAGCATCGCCGACCTGACCACCGACATCCAGAGAATTAAAACCAATATGACCAGAGGCGTCCTCGACAGCCTCGCCGAAAGCATCAATCCCAGGACGGTGGTCAACGAGCTGGTCACCAACCTCGACGACGCGCTCAACGACGATCTCGGCGCAGTCATCAGGACCAGGGGCGATCCCGGCGCCGCCGTGCAGTTCGCCTCGACCCCGTTCGTCGGCCAGCAGGCCCTGCCGGTCCTCCAGTACCTCGACGAGGTCCAGCAACGCAGGACGGGCCTCAGCGACGCCGCGCGAGGCCTGGATCCCAAGGCCCTGCAATCCTCGACCATGATCGGCGTCGAGGCGGTGATCAACGGCCAGCAGGAGAGAACCGAACTGGTGGCGCGGGTCCTGGCCGAGACAGGCTACCGCGACCTGTTCCACGGCCTATTCAACGAGATCGTCGAGAACGAGAACCAGTCGCGCACCCTGCGCATCAACGGCAATTGGCAGACCTACCACACCAGCATGTTCGACGCTGACATGTCGGTCGAGGTCAACCCGACGCTGGGCAAGGGCAGCGACACCGTGAGAATGATGACGCTGCAGCAGATCAAGAACGACCAGCAGATGGTGTTCAGCCAGTTCGGGCCGAGCAATCCCGTGGTTGGGATACCCGAAATGTTGAACACCATCACCGACATGCTCGCCATCGCCAACATCAAAAACGTGTCGCGCTACTTCAAGACCCCCGATCCTCAGGTCCTCCAGCAGATCATGCAGGCGCCGAAGGAGCCGGACGCGATGACCATCGCCGCCAAGGCCAACTACGAGCGGGTCAAGATGCAGACCGCCAAGGGGATGGGCGACCAGCAGTTCAACGTCCAGAAGCAGGCCCAGGACGAAGCCTTCCGGCGCGACAAGCTCGCCCAGCAGCAGGCCTACGACGCCGAGAAGATCCGGGTGCAGGAGGCGCAGCTCGCCCTCGACCATCAGGTCGACATGGCCAACGTCATCGCCGACATGGCCAAGGCCGTGATCACCGCGCCAACCGGCAACGACAACGGCGGCGGCGGCGGCGGCTTGCCGCAAGGCTAAAAGCGAAGTATTCGTAGGCGCAACCGACGAAGTTGTCATGGGGACAACTTGGGTTGCCGCCATGATGAAAGCATGTCGGCCCTCGGCACAACTGGCAGGATTGAAAACCTAAGCGAGCGGCGCGAGCTTTCCGACGCCGCCAAGGCGCTTCTTGCCGACAAGGCCTTCGGCCACGTCTACCTCCAATTGCGCCAGCGGTGGTTCGGCCAGCTCATGGAGTTGCCGCACGACTGCCCGGCGCAGGGGGAGCTGGCCGCGCGCCTGCGCGCCCTCGACGCCATCCCCACCGAACTCAGCCTGCTCCTGACCGACTACCGCGCCGACGTGCGGAGCGCCCGCAATGCCTGAGGCTGACCTCTGATGCCCCCGGAAGGATTGGACGAGGCGCGCGAGGCGTTCGCGCAGGAACTGCCGCAGGCCTCCCGGCCACGCGACCAGGGCGGACGTTTCATCTCCACCAGCGCCAAGCCTGAGCCGATCTTTCAGCCCCGCGACATCGAGGGCGACAGCCAAGGCGACACCTCCGACGGCGGGGCCGACCCGCGATTGCTCGAACTGGAAAGGAAGGCGGCAGATGGCCGGTCTGAAGAAGGGGACAATGTTCCGAAGCCCGCGAAACGCGCTCCAGCCCCCGCCAACGACAATGACGAGCCAGCCGAAGATCAGCCGCCAGAGCGGATCGGCGAAGACGCCGACGATGCCGATAAAGACGGCGAAAAACCAGACGCTGGGGCCAGTCCCGAAGGGGAGCAAGGCGAAGACGTCCCCCGGTACAAAATTCAGGTAGACGGCGAGGAACGCGAGGTCAGCCTCAACGAGGCCCTGCGCGGCTACCAGCGCGAGGAGACGTTCAATTCTCGGATGCGCCAGATGGTCGAGGTCGCCAAGACCATCGATGCACGCGGCGCCGAGGCCCAACAGGCGCGCGACGCCTACATCCAGCTCTGCCAGAACCAGGAGCAGGAGTTCGCCGCGCTCATCCCCAAGGAGCCCGACTGGGAGCAGCTCTACAAGCAAGACGCCGCAGCCGCCCACAACCTCGAAAACAACTACAAGGCCGTATACGGCACCCTCAACGCCATCCGCCAGCGGCGGGTCCAGGCGCAGCAGGAAGCCTGGAACGACAACGCCCAGCGCACCGCATCCTACGCCCGCGCCGAGTTCGACAAGTTCCGCACCAAGAACAAGCTCGCCAACCAGACCGAGGTCGACCACGCCATCAAGGGCATGCGCGCCACCGCAGCCGCTCACGGTTTCAGCGAGGACGAGATCGGCACGACTTACGACGAGCGCATGCTGTCGATCCTGCTCAAGGCCGCCAAGTATGACCGCATGCAAGCCAATAAACCCTTTCCGGTGCAGCCGGAGCGCGGCGCCGCGCTTCAGCCCGGATCGGCCCCGCGCGTCGGCAACAGCGCCGCGCGCGGCATGAACGACGCCATGAAGCGGCTTCAATCCACCGGCCGCGTCGACGACGCGGCGAACGTGTTCGCCCAGATGCTTCGTGGCGGCCGACAATAAGTCCGGATCAACCGGAGCCCCCCGTCCAGTCTAATGACTGGAGCATATAGTCTAGACCTTCGGGCTAGAGCCAATAGTCCGCCACTAATCGGCGGATGTTCCCTCTTGCCCGAAAGGAAACTCCAGTGGCCAAGGTCACAAACGCTTTTACCACTTACAACGCCCAAGCTAATCGCGAAGATCTCAGCAACGCCATCTACAATATTGACCCGTTCGACACGCCCGTGATGAGCGCGATCCGTCGAAGGAACGTAAAGAACCGGATCTTCGACTGGCAAACCGAGT